TGCCCGTCCAGCTTCTCGATCGGCACCGACGAATTGGTCAGATCGACCGTGTCGCCGCAACCGATCAGGCGGACGCCATGGTTCTTTTCATCGAAGCCGACATGCCGTTCGGTGATGTAGCCAAACACGGCGGGCACGCCGCCGATGTAGACGCGGACGATGTCGCCGGGGACGAATTGCACGGCATCCCAGACCAGCGGGATCGGGCTCTCCTCGCTGCATTCAAACTGGAATGTCGGGAACGGTTGCGTCACGCGCTGCTCGACGCGCACGCTTGTCCAATTGGTGAACAGACCACCGCGCACCTCAAGCGTGGCAATCTCCTTGCCGGTGTCGAGCCGCTGCGGCACCGGAGGACCGCCATCGGGTGACGGTGCGGTCTGATCCGGGTTGATGGTGACGCCGGTCGAGGGCGGCTTGTCCTGTAGCGCCGACCAGCGGTCATCAAATGTGGGTCCGTCTGCCATGGCTACACCGACAACATCTTGCCCTCGATGGGCATGAACGCGGGATGCACGACGCTGTTTTCGGCGATCAACTCCTGATAGCGGGACGGGTCTGCGTAGGCGCGCTGCGCCATTCGCAGCGCGGGCATCACCATCTGGTACTTGTAGGCGATGACGCGCGGCAATTGCCTGCCGCGATCGGCGAGATGCCGCGTCACGTCGCCGTGCAGCCGGATCAACGCCATGTAGGTGTAGCTGTCGAGGTCATCGGCGGCGACCTCGCTCGTCTGACTGAAGGCATCGTTCATCGACATGGCGATGGCATCGACTTCGTCGCGCGAAGCGAACGTCATGAAGGAGATGATGCGAGCCTCGCACGCCAACGCCAGCCGGACGATCGCCAGCACGGTTTCAGTCGCAGGCAGACTGACCGGCGTTTCCGTCAGCGCGGCCAAGCGGACACGATCCATCGTCACCAGCGTTGCGTTGCAGTTGCGCGCCAGATCGAGCGCGATGCTGAGTGCTGTGCTGAATGTCGGCAGGTCGATCATGTTCTCATCGGCGATCATCATGCCGACGCAGCGCCGCAATCCAGAACCGATTGTGCCGCTGATCGTGACAGCCGACGACAGCACCACGGGGCCGATGCGCTGTACGATGCCGAGAACTTCGTTTGCTTCGTCGCTGGTCATGATGGCGGTGCCGTTCCGAATACCATTTGATAGACCTTGGCGTAGGGCACAGCGGCGGCACCTGTTAGCTCGTTGCCGATCACTGCCTGCTCGACGTTGTTCGCTGATTTCTGGATTTCGCCTGTCGTTGAAATCGTCGTCCGCCAGACCGGATCGCCGTACTCGACAAAGTCCATGTCGATGGTGCAGAAGCCGCCTTTGTCGCGGCTCTCGCTGATGCTGTAAGCCTGCACCATCACCTGCACGTCGCTCATCTGATACGGCATCGGCAGGCGCAACATGCCGGGGCCGTCAGCCTCCAGCGCGTTGATCAGATCGTCCTTGCGGTCGAGATAGTCGCGCCCGATCAGATAGCCCTGCACCAGAAAGCGGTTCGCGGTTCGCCCCATGTCTTCGGCATAGGGGACGTTGCGCTTCGGGTACTGATGCAGCGCCACACGCCGACCACCACCACGACCATCCGTCTCGACGTGAAACTCCATGCCGCGAAACGATGCGGTCTGGTACTTGTCGCGCCACGGGTTGTGGAAGTCTTTGATGACTGCCATTGCATCAATCCGTCAGTTCGCTGCAACCTTGCCCACGGGGGCGCTGGTCGGCTGCATCTGTTTGTAATTGTCGATGGTCGTTTTCTGCCAAAGCGCGCCATCGGTCGAAGCCTTCGCCTTCGCCGCTGTGCCGTTGCTCTCGATCGCGACGTGGACGCTGCCTTCAGCCTTCGAGCCGCCGGTCGCTGCGGTGTCGATCGCGTCATCGACGCGGCGATAGCTGAATTTCTGATCGGTCGGAAAATTCTTGGACGTGTATCCCATCTTCGCGCCAGCGGCGGCGGTGATGTCGATGTCGCGCCCGGTCTTTTCGTTCGGACCCCAGTCAGTCTGCGGCAACATGAATTTGCGACCGTCAGGCGTCGTCACTTCGAACATCTTGCCCATGGTGGACTTGTCGCGAAGCGCGATGCCGGGGCGATTGCTCTTTGGGCTGCCGACTGGCTCCGAAGGATCACTCCAGCCCGGCGCGTTGCCGAACCACGAACCTTTTCCGGTTCGCGCACCTTGCCCGCCGGGCACAGCGGCTCCGGTCTTTATGGCGGCCTGCTGTTTGTCAGCATTGATCTTTTCCTGCGGCGTCCATTCGAAGTGACCCCAGTCGTGCCTACCGCCTCCCGCGTTTATCAAATTCCGCATGTGATGCTTCGATTGCAGTTCGGCGAACTTTTCCGGGTTCTTCTGTGCCCACGCATAGAGCGCAGGGCTGTTGTCCGGCCCGCTTCCGAAGCCAGTCTCCAAGTCGAGCGCATTGCCGTAGGCGTGCTGCGATGCGCCGCCACCGCCGCGTTTGCCTCTGTTGGCATAGACGCCGCTAAAATTAGTCAACGGCGCACCGGCTTCGTGCAGGTCTTTAAGGAAGCCAGCGATGTCCGTGCCAGCATACTTGTTGGCTGTGATCGATTGCGGACCCTGACCCTTGGGGATGCCGGTTGCGAATTTCATCTGTGCTGCGGCACTTCCGGGCGTGACATCTCCCATGCCCATCGCGCGCGCTCTGGCGCTGCCCATAAAATTGTAACCGCCGACGCCGGTCACTTCGGTGTTCGCCGCCGCTGCCTCCGCGTTTGACATCGTCGGTCGTGACTGACCGTTAGCCGGAGGGCTTCCGCGATCCATCCCCATCGCGCGTGCAAGACCACGTCGCCCGCCGCCTGCCGTGCTTGGCGCTGCGCCTGCTGTTGCGCCGCCCGTGCCCGGCGTGAGATTGCCGCTGTCGCCACGATACCCTGTGTCGAGATTGGTATAGCCGCCGCCGCCGAACGATGCGGCCCCACCACCGCCACCGCCGCCACCGCCACCGGCTGCACCTGCGCTGCCTCCGAACGATGCGTTCATCATCCCGGTGCCAGCCGCGCCGCCGCTCTCGACATAGCCCTTGAAATCGACCAGCGCCGCGAACACGCCTTCCTTCACCGCGCGCGAGAACTCACTGAGATTGCCGCCACCACCGCCGCCGCCTTGGAAACCATCGGTGAAGGCACTCGGATGATAGAGGCTGTTGCCGCGCTGCATGAGCGAGCCCCGGTTCTGGCGCAGTGCGAACGGTGCGCCGAACGTGCCTGCGCCGGGGAAGCGATCATTGAAGCTGGAGCCCGGCGTTGCCGGTGTGGTCGTGCTGGGGCTTCCTGTCGTGGTGCCTTCGGTGGCGCGACCTTCTTCCGCCGCTTCTGCCTTGGCGCGCGCCGCATGGTGCTGACGCAGCCAATGGATCGCCGAACCGGCTGCGGTCCCTGCAACGGGGCCACCAGCGACGCGCGCCGCGCCTTCGACCAGAGCGCCAGCACTGGGACCGCCGCCGGGGAGCATGCCCGCCAGCTTCTGCACGCCGTCGATCAATTCGTTGATGTCCTTGATGACATCGGTGAGCCACGGGAAAATTTTGACGCCGGTCTTGATGACCAATTGGTCCCACGCCTCGCCAAGCTCAACCAGACTGTCGGCGAATTTTTGCGCGCGTTCCTGATCCTCCGGCGACAGCGGTTTCAGCTTCGCCTGCGCGCGCTCGTACTGTTCGAACGACAGCCGCGCCTTGTCGGCACCCAGACCGATCTGATCGAAGAACATCCGCGCCTTGAAGCCTGACGGATCGTCCTTCATCAGTTCGTCTTTGAACCGGAAGGCGACCTTCATCTTCTCGACTTGCGTGGTCGCGGCCTGCATGCGCTGCACGATCGGGCCAGCGCCCATCGCATAGAGTTCGTCGCGCGCGCCGCCGATGTTATACTTCAGTCCATCGGTCGTTTTCTTGAATGCCTCCATGCCCGACATCATGGCCTGCGCCGAGACACCAGCCTTCTCTGCCGTCGATTGCCACGCGCGAAGATCGCGCTCGGACATGCCGAGTTCTTTGCTGGCGTACTTCAGTTCAACGACGCGCTTCGATGCGTCGCTCATCGTCTTGAGCAGGATGCCGATCGCCGCGCCAGCGCTGGCAGCGCCTATGCCCAAAGCCCCGAACGCCGGGACAACCGACAGCACTTCGCCGCCCAGCTTCTTGACGGTGCCGCTGAAGGTTTCGAAATCCTTGTTGAGCGCGTGGATGCCGGGACGCGCCTTCTGCGGCAGCAGACCAAGCTCGCGACCGAAGGCGCGAATTTTCGCCAGCCCTTCGTCGGTGACGACGGTCGTTCTGAGCCGGAGGACTTCGTCATTCGCCATGATCGCTCACCGGTCCCGTGGTCGTTGCCTTTCGGCAATTGCCAAAAGCCTGTCGGTCCAGATCATGTGCTGATGGACTTCATCCAGCGTCATCGCCAGAAACTCAGCCGGGGGCCGTGAGTAGAATTTCGCAAGGCGATAGCAGTTCAATATCGCATCGCCTGTACGCCCGGCGGGAAAAAACCCATCAGCGCGTGAGCGCAGGTTGACCAGTCCTCCGCGTCAAGAGCCTTGATCGTTGATGGTGGCACCGCTGCGAGCGTCACCATCATGTCGCCCATCGCTGGCGGGTTCGGTCGTATCTCGCCGGTCTGCCAGTTGATGTGGATCGGGTAGTTGTCGCCCAGCGCCATGATGTCGCCGCCGGTCGGTCGGCGGAATTTCAATTGCTTGATCATCTCGCCGTGCGCCATCACCGGGACTTCGAGGTCGATGACGATTTCCTTCACACGCGCCTTTGGCTCTGGCGCATCGGGCTTCGCCGCGATGTCCGTCATGTCCTTCGGCGGATGTTGCTCATGCCGTCGCGCTGTCGCTGATGCGTCCATCGGTCACTCCAGAGTTACGAGTGCTCGATGCAGGCAACGCCTTCGAAGCGGATGCGGAATTGACCGTCGTGCGTGTTGATTTCGAGCGGTCCCTTCGTCCACGCCTGACTGAGCGTGTAGACCTTGCCGTTGATCAACTCGGCGGTGACGGTCGCGTTGATGACGCCCTCCAGAAAATCGAGCGACACTTCAGGCAGCGTCGATACGTCGCCCTCGATGTAGGGGACGCGCGGCAATTCCTGATAGCCGTGAACGTAGTCCTGACCGGCGATGCCGGTGCGCTCGACCGGCGAGCCCGACACCGTCAGATTGCCTTTGAGCGGGTACTGGTCGCCATCGACCTTGAGATACGCGGTGCCTGCGAACGGTCCCTGCGGCATGGTCCTCTCCCAGATTTGGAAAAAACGATGCCGACTAATATTCACCGCACTTCGCCGCGCTCAACAATGCCGTCGAGAAACGCGATCACACGAATGTTAACGCACCTGCATCAATCTCAAACGGGTATCGAAAAAGTCCTGCGACACGAATTTCTGCAACGATTGCGCGGACGGATACAGTTGCTCGATGCAGGTCGCCGGGCCGGTGTGGCGATGATCCAGCATCAGCAGATCGCGCCGCCGTTCGAACGCGCTCCAGATGAAGTTGCCCATGCCGCCGCCGATCACCATCACGGCGGGATTGTATCTCGCAGCCACATCTTTCTGGGAGATGATCGAGAACTCGCCGGGCACGTCGGCGAGCGGCGAGATGTCGCCGATCACGTCCACATCGAGGTCGAGGAAGATCACCTTGCTGCGTTCGCGCCACATCGGTTCGAACACCACCATCTTGTTCCACCAACCGACAAGGCCGATGGCACTGATGTCCACGAACGCCACGCCGGAACAGCGCTCCGGCTGATCCGTCAGGCAGACCAGCGTATGTTCGCGGGGGAAGTGCCGCGCGATCTTGTTTCGCAGCGTGGTGACGCGATCAAAGCAGCATCTCACTCCGATGCGCAGGCAGGCGACGATCGTCTCGCTCACGGCCCATTGGTGCAGATCGCGACACCATCGCGCAGCGCCACCTTCTGAAAGCACCTGATCGCCGACGCCGGGCAGGCGTTGACCACCTGAATGCCGTGCTGATTGAGATAGGGGACATAGATCGAAAAATGCGCGGCCCAATGCTCCCACTTTTTATCGACCGATGAATTGCCATCGTAGTCGAAACCGAACAGCACGATCTGCTTGGCGCGCTTGTGAAGGCAAACCTGCAACGCACCGAAGCCGCTGGTGCCGCCGCTATAGATCACGCCGGGATCATCCGACAGGTCTTGCCCGTCGATGCGTTTCAGGAATGTGATGTTCTTCGCTGGCGGCGGATCGGGTTGATCCTCGCGCACCGCCCAATAGATGCGGCTCTGCACGCTGGCGAGCTTGTCGCGGCAGCCGTTGAAGTCGAGGCCGAACACCGCATCCGCCCATGGGATGTCGAAGATCGTGCCCTTGACCGCGAGGACATGCGCGCCGCGCAACTTCTCAAAATCGAAATCGATCAGCGATGACCCGCCGCCGATGACGGCGACGGGTTTGTCATCCCAGAACGGCTTGTTGATCTTGCCGTACATTCATTCTCCGGGTTACGCCTTCGGCTGCGGTGTCGGCGGCAGCGTGTTGTCGATGCTTGCCGGATCAATCGCCTTGCCGTGCCATTCGGTCGTGTTGGGCAGGTGCCAGAGCACGACCAGCTTCTCTTTCAGGTTTGGCGGGACCGTGGGCGGCGTGAGGCCGGGAGGAACCGGCAGGCCGTTGTCGGGATGCCCCGGTGACCACGGCAAACCTTGGTCTGGATGCGGGCCACCAGCAGAGCCGGGCGGACGATTGCCGGGATGACCCGGCACGGACGGCAGGCCATGATCGGGGTGACCGGGATGATAGATCGGCGGCGATACGTGCCCCGGCTGACCGGGCAGACCGTGCGACGGATAAAGCCCGCCACCGACGCCGTAACCCGGATCGACAGGACCGCCATCCACTTCCTGAATAACCAGACACAATGCCAACTTCGCCATGCGTTCTCTCCCTTGTTGTGCGCGAAATGCGCTTCCGTCGTTTAGCTCTCGCAATGTGACGCCCGTTAGACGGCGATCGATGTATCGACGCCGCGATCGTATTGAAGCCTGAATTGCGCCAACACTGCGAAGATGCGCAACTGATTGATCAGATCAGGCGGATACAGGACGTTGACGCGGTTCGGATCGTTCGGATCGCGCTCCACGATCAGATTGGTCTTGAACGCTTGCAGGTTCTCGACGCGACCAAGGAAAATGTCCTGCTGATATTGCGAGATCAGTTCCGCCTTGATGATCTTCGGAGTGACGATCGCCTGACCCAGACCGAAGCGCGTGCCGTCGTCGGCCAGCTTGTGCCTTGGGAATTTGGTCGTGATGGCATAGCGCTGCGAACGGAACAGCGCCGCCAGCGTGGCGAGCGTCGGCACCAATTCATAGGCGTCGTCACCCTGACCATAGAGGTTCTTCTGGTAGGTCGTGCTCTCCCGCTTGATCGCCGGGACGCCGTCACCGTTGATCGCCTGCGTTGCGATGCCGACCCATGCGAGGTCGTTCAACTGCCGCATGGTGAAGCGCTGATGCTTGGGCGCGGGCAGGCAGCCGTCGAGCGACAAGGTCTGCAACGGACGCGCCGGATCGTTGACCAGAGCGCGCGCTGCCTTAGCGGTGTAAGCCGCCGCGAAGCACCATGGCGGTGTCGGTGAATTGCTCTCGATGCCCATGATCGAGACGACGCCGGAGTTGTTGTTCGGCCCATACTGGAGCAGATCGGCATAGCCAACGGCATCGCCTGCCGCCTGCACGCCGCGACGTGCGCCGAAGACGTGGCCGTAAAGCTGACGCATCCATCCCCAGCGCCCGTTGTCGCCGAAACCATATTCCGTCTCCAGCAGCGCGAGCGCGGTGCTGTCGGTGAAGCCCGTGGCGACATATTCGTAGGGCTCATCGCCGAGATTGGTGACGGCTTGGGTGATGTCCACCGTGCCAGCACCACCAGACAACTTGTTGCCCGTGGGCATGGTGAAGGTGAGCCCCACCGGCACCTGTTCCGCCGCGAGCGCACCGCCATAGGCCATGCGCACGTCGATGTCGTTGCCCTCGACGCCCTTCCATTTGCAGGTGAGCGTGATGGCTCCGGCGGCAGCGGCTGCCGTCACTGGCATCGACAGATCGGCAATGATCGCCGCCGCGATGTTCTCGGCGGTAATATCGACAGCCTCGCCAGCCGCGACGAACACCTGCACCCTGCGGCCAGCGACGTAGACCGGCAGCGTGCCTGCCGAGAGCGCCCCGGTGATCACCGTCACCACGCCGGACGCGGCAACGCCTGCCGCTGCTTCCGAAATCGGGACCACCCAGAGTTCCTGCGCAAAATTGTTCTGGGTGAAATAGTCCACCATGCCGTCGAGCATCGAGCCATAGCCGAACAATTGGCGCGCATCGGCGACCGAAGGCACCGGCACCGGCACGTCAGGGATCGCAGTGCCTGATCCGGTTGCCGGACCAAAATCCTCCCACGTCAGAGTGAAGGTCGCGCCCTGTCCAAGCGCGGAGCTTGAAGCCTGCGACACCGGGTTGGCTGGCGGGATCGCGCCGCCGGGGATTTGACCGGCCTTGTGCAGTAGCACGGTCTGGACCACGCCAAGCGCGCCCACCGTCTCGACCAGCAACTCGACGCCGTTTTCCAATTCGATGAGTTCGTCGGCGACGTAGTCTGTGCCGCCATCAGCGACGACGGCGGCGCTGACGCGCTGTCCGGCTGAAATCATGGTGCCGAAGATCAGCGATGCCAGTCGCGAGCGAGGATAACCCGCCATGCTCGGATCGACTTCGACCCAATAGAGCGGCATCCGCCAGTTGGCGGGAATTGAGTTAAACGAGACAGGCATGGTCAGGGCTCCTTCTCAGTCGGGGGTGGGCGCGAACCGTTGGTTCGCTTCAAGGCGGCGAGTTTGTAGACCTGCTCCAGAACCGGCGTGCCGTCAGGCACCACCGTCGTGACATCGACGGTCGCGAGCACATCTGGGATGCGCGGTTCGAAGTAGCTGCGGAACTGGATGTTCATCTCGACGCGGATTTCAAACAGCGTCGTCTCGCCAACCTTGGCGTATTGACCGACGCGATCCATCGCGGTGAAGCCTTCGGTCATTCTGACGAAGCTCGGGTCCGACAGCAGGATGTCGTCCAGCGTGCTCATCCACTCCTCAAGCGCGTTGATCTGATCCTGCTCCTGCGTCTCGACCTGCACCGCGCCGGAGAAGCCCAGCGTCAGGTCGTGAATGAATTTCGGGACGGTCTGATTTGGCTCGCCGTCAGGCACGCGCTTCTCGCGCAGAATGTGAACCGCGAGGACCGGCAGATCGCCCGGCTGGATTTGCAGCATCGGCGTCAGGCGATAGGTCTTGAAGGTCGCGCCGAAACCGGCCTGTACCAGCCGCATCGCCTGTTGATGAAGCGTGTTTGCCCAATGGCTCATGGCCGCCGCCAGCTTTCGTGACGCAGAAGCGGGTTGACTTCATCTGTCGGGTTTTTCAGGCGCAGCAACAGCGTGCCGCCGCCTTGCCCGTCTTCATCGAGGTCGCCGATCCAGAATTGCTTGCCGTAGGCCGGGTGCCTTGGATCGCTGATGGTGACGTGGTCGCCTTCCTCCGGGTACGCGGCGAAGTCGGCCAGTCGAACGTCGAGCTTGGTCTGCTGGTCGGAATAGATCGTGTCGTCTTGCAGGACCACGTCGAGCGGCGCGCTGCTGTAAACGCCGAACGTGGCAAACGGGAGAACGCCCGGTTGGCTCACGGTCGGCGTGTACACCACAGCGATCTGAAAGATGTCGCCTGCTGGTTTCAGGACCAGTGCATCGAAGTCGATCATCCGACCTCACTTAGCTGTGCGTGCCGCTCAACAGCGCCAGCGGACGCGTGCAGAAGTTGAGAGCGTTCATCTGCGTGTCGAGATGGACGCCCTTGTCGTTCGGCATGTCGTACTGCTTGACGTAGCGCGGGATGCCCAAGGTGTTGACGGTTTCGATGTAGTCGGCGGGCGCGAACACGGTTGGGAACAGGTTCGGCACGCCGGTCGGATAGAAATAAGCCTTGTCGGTTTCGACAATCGGAACGCCCTGCGCATAGCCGCGATAGTTCGTCCACAGGATGCCGCCGAAGGCGAACGATCCCCACGTCTGTCCGCCGGAGATGTAGGCAGAGCGCAATTCTGCCGCGTCCTGCATGTTGAGGTAGGTCGCGCGCACCTCTTGGCTCATGATCAAGGCGTCGAAGAACGCATCGCCGCAGATCGCCTCGACGCCCGTGAAGCCCTGACCGTCGAGATTGGCACCAACAGTGCGGATCACCGCCGCACACTGCTGCCGCACCGCGCCAGTGTTCGCCGCCGCGCTGAAGACGAAATTGATCGGCGGCGGCTGCGTCAGCCCGTACTCTTGGAACAGATTGAGCGTCGTGCCATCGGCATAGGTGACGATGCCCTTGATTGCGCCGACACGCGAGAATTCCTGCGTGTACTCCAGCG